ATCAGCCTAACTCCGAACGTGGTTCGAGCTTTGAGATGGTGATGTTTATTCACCATCTCGATGAGGTGTTCGTGTACACTCTCGTGGAACGCTCTAAGGTAACAGAATTTCTCCAAATAATGGAGAACATTACTATGTCGACCATCCATGCGACTGAAGTCTTTGAGATAAACTGCCTTAGCTTTACTACAAACTTCTGCCACACGGTGAGCCACCACTCTTGGTGTTTTCCCAAAAGCATACCAGTTCTGATTTTTAAGCACACTGTCCACAAAAGAGTACATATACCTAGAAAATTCCCTCTTATCACATCCATTAATAGTGGATATGCCTCTGGGGTCATTAACATTAGGATAAGCCTCTTTCTTCATGAACTGTTGTGTCATATTAGTTGGTTTGGAATGGTCCGCTTCATCCAAGATAGCTCTTTGGCTAGGTCTCGGTTGTCGCTTATAGACCACCTCATAATCAACAGGTAATAACATGTGTACCTGCTCATCAGGAATGAGAAAACATGCAAACTCTTCCATGCATCTTAACATGAACGAGTCCATGATCAATTCCTCACTCTTAATATCGCGCATACGCTTACTCACGAATCTCTCCTCATTTCCCTTGCATACATCTGGAACGAATCCTCCATTCAAGATGGGTGACATAAATGCCACCATGCCAGGTTTTGCATCGTTATCAAGCTCTGCTCCCTTTGGTATCCATTGGAACCTGCGCACCGCATTAACTAGTGAAACATACTGACTAGTCACTCCACGCGCAAGGTGGAACTCCAATAATACCTCAGCTCCAGTGTGGTTCTTAACCTCAACACTGTCGCCGTCATCCATCTTCGACTTCACGGAAGCAAGGGTCAATTTACCACTAATGGTATTTCGAACACTCGCAATCGTGTCATCTACTCGGGCGCGAACGAATGAATCACTATAGCACATAGGTTTCCCAGTGGCTACATGCAATCCATCGTTCTTATTGACATAAAACCGCACAAACCCGGCTGTACACGGAACAAACCGTTTAAGCCAGGAAGCCGACAATTTCCACCATCCAACAAGGGCTGACAAAAAGCCAGTTGATTCGAACAAAGGCACCAACAGAATCAATTGATGATCCTGATCCATTTGGCGTCTTTCAATCTGGTAACACGAAATGCCATAAGGTATCACATTCCACCATGTCTTGAGAACACGGAGACTATCTCCATCCCAATTCCACAAGGGGTGCTGATAACGCCCACCCCCTGACACATGGTAAACCACATTGTTGTTCTTATCAAAGCAATAACCATAATCCCCCAACTCCTTAGCCGCTCGTGACGGAACAAAGGTGTACAAGAGATAAGGTCTCACTTCCCTAGCGAGAAGATCTGGCATATCCACATAATAATCAACATCTACCAATGCTAATATGTCACGTGGCCCAGGTTTCTCATAAGATGATGGTGCCATCAAGTCCTTAACCCAAAAGTACTTACGACTGTAAGAAAGATTGGATCGAGAATCAGCACCCGAACCCTGGAAGAAGAAGGCTTTGCGGCCAACACCTCCAGCAATTCGCTGAATGAGCAGGGTAGCAGTCGACCGAGATGCTGCACTGACTCCATGTGTATGGTTATCCACAACACGGGCAGGTTTTATCTCAGCCGCCTGAAACTCCGACTTGAGACAGAGGGACACAGCCCTCTTCTCAATACTCGCTTCGCTCAACCACTGGTCAGCAACCTCATGTGTCTTCTCAAACACACGACGCGCCACCCAGTGGGAGCAGACAACAGCACCGCCAATGGCGA